GGGCCTTCTAAGACCTCGCCCGTCGCTTTGTCAGTTGCTACGGCTTTGCACTTGCTAGCGTCGCCTTGGAAACGGAGGGTAGTGAAGCGTCCGCAAGAGTTAAGGGATGCAATAATAAAACTGGAGCCCCAAGATGGCCGCCCGTGGATTATGTGCAAGTTTTGCATAACCATAAGAGGCGAAGCGCCCATCCTGTTTGCCATTTCGAGGGCAACGAGCGTATTTGCTACGTTGTTTTTGTACTGCGTTGGAACGAGGTCGCTGGAGCTTAGGACTTTGGCAATACGCTGCGCGTGTTCAAACTGAGCAGGGGCGAAGATTGGGCCGCCGTTGGGCTCAATGGTGGTTAGTTCGGTTGTGTTATTTACGGTTTCCATATTTCAAGTTTAGTAACGATTTCGGAATAGCCCGACCAGATGCCAGACTCTTTGCAGAGCTTGTAGGTGAGCAGATTTTTTTGGTATTTCTGCCGAGCTTCTAGCAAGTCGTCAGCGCCTAAAAAGTAAACAGCACACAGGAACGGCGGGGATTTTTCAACGGCTATAAAGAAAAAGCCTTCACACTCTTTGCCCGTCGACTGCTCGAGCCCGTCAGAATAAAACGCGGCCTGCACATCGTAACGATACTTGCGTACGCTTTGAGCAAACCCGCGCGGGCTTGCGTCCTCGGTAGTTTTTAGGTCTACAATTATATTATCTGGAGTAAGCCAGTCGGGGCGTGCTTTGCAATCCACCTGTATAGCTTCATCGGTCCACTCAATTACTTTCTCTGCCTGCCCTTCTTTAAGTAGGTATTTAGCAGCAGGAAATTTACGGACGGCTTCCATAATGCGCTCGCATAGGGTTGCGGTTTCTGAGTCGAGTTGAATAAACCCGCTCGAGGTTTGCAGGAACGCCTCCCACTCTTCTTTACCCTGTTTAGTTCGGCGGTCAACGCGTGGCCCAACGGCGTAGCGTTTTCCAAACTCTTCTGGTTCCAGTACGGCGCAATGGACTGCCGACCCAATGACTAAGGCGGGCGTTTCTTTTTGCGGTGGGGCGTTTGGGTTTAAGTAGCGCTCAAAGTAATGAGCTGGAGCGCGGTTAATTAGGTCGAGGCCGCTTTTAGATATGCGGCTTGTATTAGTGTGGTAACTCATAAGGTTGCAAATTTAGTACATTATTTGTAAATTTGTAGCAAATGAATAGAAATATAGTAATGGAGTTAAAACTGCGAGCAGTTAGTAAAGGGGTATCTTTAACGAAAGTTTGCGACATGGCAGGAATAAATAGAGGGGTGCTAAGCCATTGGGCAAAAAAGGAACCTAAGACGTTAACAACTCTGCGCAGGATTAACGAGGTCTTAGATACCCTGTAATACTTTTGCACCTTATTAGTGTGGTGCTAATTTTTTAGTTTAGCCTCGGGTTTCGGCTCGGGGCTTTTTTTTTAAAAATATTTTTAAATTTATTTGGTATTGTGTAAAACTTGATTAGATTTGCACATACAAAAACCAAAAAACCACCACAACTATGGACTTAATCTACCTTATTTTAGCAACCCCTTTAGCCGTTGCAGTTAGTTTTATCGCTTGGAAATTTAAACAGTACAAGCGCGACCTTAACAACCTCCCAGAGGCTCGGCCGTATGAGTTTGAACGCGACGAATTTATCCCGCACTTTGATGAGTACACCCAGATGCTAACCCAAAGAAAAACTAAAAACAAATGATACTTTACACCACACTAGCCACTATTGCAGCCGTTGCGCTTGCATTGGCGTTAAATGCTTCCCGCGCTCAGGTGCGAGGATTGAGCAGAGAATTAAAGAAAAAATCCAATCTTGTATTTAAGTACGAGACCCAACTGCTAGACTATCGCGCCGAGGTTATGGGGGCTATTGACAAAGCAAAGACTTGGGAAGGTAGGGGCGAGGAGTTGCAACGCCGTTGCTTAGTTGCTGAGAATGACCTAGCGGCAGCGTTGCAGAGACTTTTTGCACTGGAGACGAAGCAAGTTGAAAGGAGAGAAAACGCAAGGCTTAGAAAGGCTAAGGAGAGGGCAAAGAAGAAAGCAACCAATGAACTATAACCTAATTTGGGCCGTTGCAATTCTGCGGGATGACTTCGGCCTTACTTGGCGCTCCATTGGTGAGCGATTAAACATCACAGACAAAACAGCGCATTATTTATATGGAAAAAGAAAAAAGCATTACAGCTTACGTCTGGGCATTACTGAGCCCAGAGGAACAGGAACGACTCAGACAGTCTTTAATTTCAGTAGAGATATTGGAACGCATACGGTTTCACGAAAATGACACGCGCAGCAGGGATAAGATTTTAACCACACTAACAACTAAATTTGATGGATTATATACTGGAATACTCGAGGAAATCGAGAAGAGTCAGGGAGCTGGAGAACAAACTGGCTTACACCGTTGCAAAGTATGAGAAGGAAATAGCCAGCCTAAAAAAGGAAATACTGGCTCCGAGAATTAAGTTCACTTCCAAAATGGGCCAATTCGAGAAAGTGCTTCAGGTGGCGTGTATGGTTTGCAATGTAACGCCTGCGGAGGTGCTCAGCAAAATGAGGCGCGGCGATATTATGACGGCCCGCCATTTGGTTGTATACCTACTTCGCCACGATTACGCCCTGCATTATGCCGAAATAGGTCGGAAGTTACACAGAGACCACAGCACGGCAATTAACAGCTTTAAGCAGTTTAGCAATAGCCTAGAGTATAGGCGCGAGGAAAGGCGCATTTATAACACGGCTAAGGAGTTGCTTTGTATTACTGAACAGGTCGAAGGCTTAGGAACGGAGGTGCAAAATGCTTAGGGATTACCAAGTGGATAGCGTCGGGCAAGTGCAGAGGGCATTTGCTTCGGGGAGTAAGCGCGTTATTTTATGCCTACCTACTGGAGCGGGCAAGACTGTTATATTTTCTGACATAGCAGCCAAAGCAGCAGCAAAGGGTAAGCGGGTTGCAATTTTAACCCATCGCTGGGAGTTGCTGACTCAGGCGGGGCGGCTTAATAGCTGCGATATTTTAATGGTGGAAACTTTGAACAACCAAATTAAGCGGGGGTTGGATTTGGGCCAGTACGATTTATTAGTAATTGATGAGGCGCATATTGGTAATTTCCGAAAGGTGCTAGAAGGTTTTAAGGGCTTTGTAATTGGAGCGACTGCAACGCCTGTAAGTAACCCGCCATTAAAGGACAGTTACAATGATATTGTTTGCCCTGTTGGCATAGAGTCATTGATAGAGCAGGGATGGCTTGCGGTTCCAAATACTTACGCAATGCACCCCGTCGACACTTCTAAGCTGCAAACGGCCCGCGGAGAATACACAGAGGCGAGCCTAGACGATGCTTTTAACCGCCCTAAGGTTTACGAGGGGGTAGTGCAGGAGTTTTTAAAGGGTTGGGCGGATAAAAAGGCCATTGTATTTTGTGTAAATATCAGCGCGACGATTAACACCGCCGAGGCATTTGTTAAGGAGTTGGGCAATGGGCGGGTTTACGCCGTGCACTCAAAACAAAGCCCACAGGAACGGACGGCGTTAATCGACCAATTTACTGCCTCTACTGACGGAATCCTAGTTAATTGCGGAATAGCGACGACTGGCTTCGACTGCCCAGATATTGAGGTTGTGGTAATTAATAGGGCCACAAAATCCGTAGCCCTTTGGCTGCAAATGGTGGGCAGAGCTTCGCGCAGGACCTCTACTAAATCGGCTTTTACTATTCTAGACTTTGGCGAGAATGTAACGCGCTTAGGTTTTTGGCAAGAGCCCCGCGATTGGGCGCAAATATTCCTGCACCCTAAAAAGCAAGGCGAAGGCGTGGCACCTGTTAAGGACTGTCCAGCGTGCGGCTTTGTAGCTTACGCTTCGGCTCGAATCTGTGCTAACTGTGGGGCGGAGTTTCCTGCAGCGGCCAAGACTGAGGCGGAGATTTTGGCTGAGCTTAAATTAATGCAATATAAACAACTTGGCAAATTGGAGGGGCGCAAGATTTACGACATAGCCCAAAACTCTGCGGACCTATTCGAGCTGCAAAGGGTTAAAAAGTACAAGCAGGCGTTTATTGAGCGTGTGCTATACTTCGCCAACTACTCAGAGCTTCAGAGGTTCTGGCGGTCAAAAGGTTATACCGATGGCTACCGATGGCGCAAAGAAAGGGATTTTGCAGAGGGCGCTCCAGTTAAGAATTTTACTATAAGATTGGAGGAATGATTAACTACGCTATAATCCCAAACCGCGGTATTTATTATTTTTCAAAGAGAAAAAAAACTAAGTTTGTACCCCTATTTAAAATTTGCAAGGTGAACGGAACCACCTTCGAAGAGTTCCACCAAATAATTGAATTAATCGAAATAACTTTAAAAAATGGCACCACAAAACAACAAACCGACCCACGCCCGAATAGCTTGGGTTAGGGTAATATCTGGAGGCATACTAATTGAGGCGATTGGGCTATACGATGCAAACGGCGAATATATCCGAGACGCCAAACTTAACGGCGATTTGCTTTGCACACTGACGGAAACGCTTTTACCAATTACGATATGCAAATAAACTTTCTGCCTAGCTTAAAACAAAGCGGGAAATTTACCGTAATAGGGATTACTGAATATTTAGAATTGGTTAGAAGTGGGGCGTATAGTAAGCAAGTCAACGCGTTCCAAAACGCAGGGGCTTTAAGCAAAGACCAGCAGGCCGAAATTAAGCAATTAATCCCTGCAGTAACGATAAGCGGAATTTTTAAAGAGTCGGTAAAAAATGCAAACCTACTAACGCACTCAGGGCTTATTTGTATAGATTTTGACGCGGTAGAGAATCCTGCGCAACTTAAACAGGAGCTGAGTAAAGACCCGTATACTTTTGCCGCCTTACTTTCCGCTTCAGGCAATGGCTTGGCCGCAATCGTACGAATAGAAGCCGACAGGCATTTGGATGCGTTTAACGGGCTAAAAACATACTATTTTCGCAATTACGGGCAGTTGATTGATGCAAGTTGTAAAAATGTAAGCCGCCTGCGTTTCCTTTCGGTAGACCCTGCGCTATTTGTTAACCCTTCCAGTAAGGTATTTAAAGAGTATCCAAAAAAGGAGGCAAAGCCTAAGGTTGTTAATACCGTGCTAACTGGCAACGAGTTTGACGAGCTTATAGATAGGATTTGTAGGGGCGGGTATGACCTAACGGCGGGGGTATACAGCAATTACCTTAGCATTGGATTTGCTCTGGCATCGGAGTTTGGAGAACGAGGGCGCGAGCATTTCCACGCCGTAGCGGCTCAAAATACTAAATACGACCCTGCCAAATGCGATAGGCAGTTCACCTATTGTTTACGCGATACGGGCCAGAGCAAAGTAACGATAGCGACTTTTTACTATTACGCTAAAGAGGCAGGCGTTGAACTAAAAAGCCAGCAGTCTGTTAAGCTCGAGAATATAGCTAAAATGGCTAAAAAGCAAGGGCGCGCTCAGGAGTCAGTTGTTGAAATTGCACGCTTGCAAGGAATGGATATTGAAAAAGCCACAGAAACGGCAGCGGCGGTGTATGAAAGCAATGTTAATCTGGCTCTAGTAGGGCAGACTAACCTCGGCCTAGTGCAGCTCTATTTATCCAATAATTACCAACTGTTTTACAATACTATAACAAACGATTTAGAGGACCGCACAGTAACTTTTAATAACAGGGCTAAGATTATAGACGATATGGCCCTAAATACTATGTATCTGCGCTTTAGCGAGGTTACAGATAATAAGATAAGCTTCGAGTTTTTTTGCCGTGTGGTGTACTCAGAATTAACGACTTATTACAACCCTTTCGAGGATTTTATCCGACTGAATGGCTCAATTACTAGGGCCCAGTCGTTAATTGACGACCTAGCAAACTGCATAGAAACCCCTACGCCTAATGTCAGCAAATACCTAACCCATTGGGGCGTTGGTATGATTGCAAGTATATTCGGCAAAACCTCCCCGCTTGTTTTAGTTCTAGCAGGTGAACGGCAGAACACGGGTAAAACAGAGTTTTTCCGTAGGCTTTTGCCCCCTCAACTATCCAATTACTACGCCGAATCTAAGTTAGACGGCGGCAAAGATGACGATATTCTGCTAACTAAGAAACTTATTATAATGGATGATGAATTTGGGGGTAAGTCTAAGCTGGAATCTAAGCGGTTTAAGGAACTAACAAGCAAAGCCAGTTTCTCTATTCGTTTGCCTTACGGACGCACGCACAGAGACCTTAAGCGCTTGGCCGTTCTAGCGGGCACTACAAACGATTTGGGATTAATCTCAGACCCAACAGGAAACCGTCGAATCCTGCCAGTAAATGTGCTAGGGGTCAACCAGAGCGATTACAACGCTATCGACAAATCGGCACTATTTATGGCCTTTTATGACCTATACCAAAGCGGCTTTAAGTGGGAACTATCAGCAACGGATATTGCAGAATTAAACGAAAATAGCGACGAATTTAACGCTATTAATTTTGAAGCTGAATTAATAAACCAATTTTTATTTAATCCAAAAGAGGGCGAATTTGCCTACTATTTAAGTAATACAGAAATCAAAATTTACCTAGAAATTTGCTCAAATCAGAAAATATTTGACACTCGGAAGCTCGGAATGGAGTTAAAAAATATGGGATTTTTGCAACGCGCAACAAAATTAAACGGCAGAACGCAGCGAGTTTATCGCGTTGGAAAGTTAAAAACGCCCCAAAATGACTAAAAACGGCCAAAAAATGCAATTCCAGTGTAACCAAAGCCTAGCATGGGCTAGAGGCCTATTTTGGGCAAAAGGTTACAGAGGTTACACTGAAATACTTAACTTTGCCTAATGAAAAATATTTTTTCAAAATCCCTTTTTTTGTGTTTTAGTATTCTGCAAAGTCTTTGTATTTTGTGTTCTCTCTGTAACTTTAATTGCCTAGCCCAAGCCCACACAGGGTTACACTGGAATTTTTTTCTCTGTAACCTGAAGGATAAAAATCAGCGCTATCCCAAGCCTAGCAACGGTTACACTGGAATTAGGGCTCTCTGTAACCTACTATTAATTAAAAAACAAATAAAATAAAATGAATGAGAATCAATTACAGCAGAGTATTTACTTATGGTATCAGAATACTTATGTTATTAAAGATAAGCGTTGTATGATATTAAGCATCCCTAACGGCGGGCTAAGGGATAAGATGACAGCCGTAACAATGAAGGCAACAGGACTCTATAAGGGTGCAGCGGATTTGTTAGTAGTACATAGGGGTTGGGTTGGGTTTGTCGAGCTTAAGACTGAGGTAGGTATACAGAGCCCTGAGCAAAGACAGTTCGAGGCCCATTGCATTGAGGCAGGGCTACCTTATAAGTTAGTGCGCAGCTTGGCAGAGTTTCAGCAGTTAATCCTTAGCCTAGATGCCAAGCGTTAATAAGCCAAAGGGTGCAGCAAAGGCGCGTCCTTATGTCAAAGGCGCATACAAGGAGCCAAGGTATAATACTACACGATGGCGAAGCGTAAGGGAGCAGGTGCTGCAATCATCGCCGCTGTGCGTAAACTGTGAGGCGATTGGACTGCTGACAGTTGCTCAAATGGTGGACCACATCGAGCCAGTGCGATTAGGTGGCGAGTTCTGGGAGACAGACAACTTGCAACCGCTGTGCAACTCTTGCCATGCTTCCAAGTCAGCAAAAGAAAAAAATATTCGACCCCCTACCCCCTTTTGAATCTTACACGGATGCACGCAAAACCGCAGGTTCAATTTTCTTTACACCCGCGCTAAAAAAACAAAGGGGGGGTATAATTTAAAAAATTTACATAGATTTGTATAAACAGCACCAAATGATTCAAAAAATAAAAATATCAGAGGTTAAGGCAAACCCTAGCAACCCACGCACAATTAAGGACGACAAATTTAATAAGCTCGTTCAATCAATTAAAGACTTTCCGCAAATGTTAGAACTGCGGCCCATCGTTGTTAATGACGATATGATTGTGCTTGGTGGTAATATGAGATTGAAGGCTTGCAAAGAAGCAGGATTAAAAGAGGTTTCAATAATTAAAGCATCCGAATTAACACCAGAGCAACAAGCGGAGTTTATAGTAAAAGATAATATTGGATTTGGCGAATGGGATTATGAATTACTATTAAACGCTTACGATTCTTCAGAGTTGGAAGCGTGGGGCTTGGACCTGCCGGATTTGCCAGAAAAAGAATTGGAAGCTGAAGAGGATGACTTTGCGATTCCAGAAGGTGGAATTGAAACCGATATTGTGTTGGGTGATTTGTTTGAGATAGGTGAACACCGTTTGTTGTGTGGTGATTCCACGGATAGCGATGCGGTTGCAAGGTTGATGGATGGCAAAAAAGCGGATATGGTATTTACATCACCACCATATAACGCAAATACAAAAGCAGGGCAAGGAGATATATTTAATAAAAAGAAAAGCGTCAAATTGTATTCCGATGGATATTCTGACAATTTAGAAAGTTCAGATTACGTTAATTTTGCATCATCAGTTTTGAATAATTGTTTTTTATTTACTGATGGTCATATATTTTGGAATGTAAGTTATAACGCCAATAGTAGATTTGAATATATTCAGCAAATACAAAATCATTTAGAATTTTTAATTGAGCAAATTTGTTGGAAAAAATCCTCCACTATCCCATTTAAGGGTTCATTAATGCGAGATTGGGAACCTATATACGTGTTTTCAACAAATGGGAATATGCTGGGGTTAGATTCGGTTAATAGTAATCACTGGGAAGTAAATAACACAAATTCGCAACAAGACAATCATAAGGCGTGTTTCCCTATTGAATTACCAAGTAAAGCAATAAAATTAAATGATTGGTATAAATTAATTTTTGAACCATTTACGGGAAGTGGAACAACAATGGTTGCATCGCATCAACTTAAACGAAAATGCTACGGGATGGAACTTGACCCAAAATATTGCCAAGTGATTGTGGACCGAATGAAAAAATTAGATACCCAATTAATTGTTAAAAAGAACGGAGTGGAAATATGAGAGGCGTAAAACCACTACCAACGGCAATTAAAGAACTGCGCGGAACTATTGAAAAATCCCGAGTGCTTCCAAACGAAATGACGGTTACAATAAATAAGGAAATACCAGAGGCTCCAGAAGATTTAAACGCCGAGGGCAAAAAGTTATGGAATGAGGTTTGCCATGAATTAAAAAACAATAACCTGCTGGCAAATGTAGACTTGGGATTAGTAGAGGCCTATTGTGCAGAACTGGCCCAATACAAAGAAGCCGTAAGGCAAATTAAAAAAACAAGCCCGTTAATCAAAAGTCCGTCGGGTTATGCAATGGTAAGCCCATGGCAAACAATTCGCAGGCAGTCTTTAAAAGCGGCGATGGATTTAGGTCAGCTCTTCGGAGTGACGCCAAGCGCTCGAACCAGAATAGGAACCAATGGGCCAAAAGCCACCAGTAAACTAGAACTTTTACAAAAATCTAAAATAGCATGAAAAAGAAAATTGAAACAACCGAGCCAGTCGAAGTAACGGCAGGCGTAAGCTTTAGAGTTGAGCCAAGCGGTTTGCATTTTATCGTTAGCCGTAACCAAGGCAGCGGATTTAAGCCTTGCGGAAAGGACGGGCTTTGGAGTTCAACGCCTCACCTTTACAGAAACCAATACCTAGCACAGTTAGCTTTAGATTTTTTCTTTGCGAATAGCTGAGCAATATATTGAGGGCGTAGTGAGTGGGCGCGTAGTTGTGTGCGAACATGTGCGCAACGCTGTGAATAGGTATTTAACGGACCGCGCAAGCGGTTGGGGTTTCTCTGAAAACTACGCGCAGCACGCTATCGACTTTATAGAACAACTCGAGCACAGCACGGGCGACTATGCGGGCAAGCCCTTTAAGTTGGAAGGGTGGCAGGCGTTTATAATTTGGAATCTGTTTGGCTTCTTAAATCCAGACGGCTCGCGAAGATTTACGCGGGCTTATGTAGAAGTACCCCGAAAAAATGGTAAATCTACTTTCTCGAGTGCGGTCATGCTTTACGGCTTAATGGCCGACGGCGAAAGCGCAGCGCAGGTTTATTCGGCGGCGACTAAACTTGACCAAGCAATGATGGTATTTGCGGAAAGCGTAAGAGTTTGCCAAAATGTAGACTGGCTCGCCGAGGCGTTGACTGTTAACAACTCTGTAAACAATAGGCGGATATTGTACGGCCAAAGTATTTACAAGCCCCTAGAGTGGAACCCTAGCAAACAGGACGGGCTAAATACTCACTTCGCAGTTATTGACGAATACCACGCGCACCCTAACGATGAGCTTTATAACGTATTGCGCAACTCGATGGGGGCTAGACGGCAACCGTTGTTATTTACAATTACAACCGCGGGCTTTAATCGTGAGTCACCTTGCTATAAACATCGGAATTACTGCGCCTCGGTTTTATCTGGGGCTATTGTAGACGATGCTTTGTTTTCTGTAATCTATACGCTAGACGAAGGCGACGACTGGACAGACTCGGCGAACTGGGCCAAGGCTAACCCTAATTGGGGGGTTTCGGTTTATCCGCGTCAGTTAGAGCAGGCGCTAACCGAGGCTAAGGAATTTGTACACAAAGAAGTTGAATTTAAAACTAAGTTGTTAAATGTGTGGACCGACACGGCGCTAACTTGGATAAATGACTCTACTTGGATGGAGTGCGCCGAGCGTGGAGAATTGGACGGGATTTGTTACGGCGGATTGGATTTGGCGAGCACAGGAGACTTTTGCGCGTTTACTTTATACTGGCCCGAGGCCTCGGCTATTCGCACATGGTATTTTTTGCCAAGCGAGGCAGCCTATAGGCGAAAGGATGCAGCAGGCGCTTCGATAAGGCAATGGATTGCAGACGGCCAGATAATTGCAACCGAGGGGAACGTAACGGATTATAATTTTATTAAGGCCCAGATATTAGATTTGGCATTGGAGTTTGAAATTAAAGATATTGCTTACGATCGTTTTAACGCTTCGCAGCTTGTAATTGATTTACAAAATGAGGGATTGCAAATGTATCCCTTTGGGCAGGGCTTTATTTCAATGAGCAGCCCAACCAAGGAACTGGAGCGGCTAGTAAAGGACGGCAGACTTAAACACGATGGCAACCCAGTTACGCGTTGGATGATGGGGAATGTATTGCTGGCAAGCGACCCAGCGGGCAATATTAAAATTAACAAAGCCAAGAGCGGCGATAAGGTCGACGGTCCTGTAAGTATTGTTATGGCATTGGGCACGGCTATGCAAGACGCTGCCAAAGAAAAAAATTCAGACTTTTGGTTTATAAGCTTATGAGATTTGTTGACGACTTTATGAATAAGTATTATTTTAACCTCCCTAAGTTTCGCACTTACGAGGACGCCTATAACGCAACCGAGGCCGAGTATCTGGAAAGGTACGGAGTAACTCGTTATAAAAACTACGACGTATTTCGCTCTGCCCTCAGCAGGTGGCTAGCGCAGGGGCGTAATAAATAAGATTTGTTAACACGGCAAAATTTAAGGAGTTGTAATTTGCACCGATGAATTTAAGATTCTGGGAAAGGAAAACAGAAAAAAGGTCGATGTTATCGCAACCTGCGGACTGGTTTGTTAATACCTTAAACAATGTATTTGGCTACCAAACTAAAAGCGGGCAAGCTGTAAATAATACAACGGCTTTGTCTATTGCGTCGGTGCACGCTTGCGTTAGAGTTATTGCGGACGGGATAGCAGGGCTAGGCTTAAAGTTGTATAAAGACGATGGGCAGAACAGAGACCAAATTATAATCCACTACGCCACAGCTTTAACTAACGAGCCCAACGCTTACCAAACTAAATACGATTTTACTAAGTACATGACTAGCCACTTAGCTTTAACTGGCAACGCATACGCTTTTATTAATCGCGATGTTCGGAATATCGGCATAGAGTTGCATCCAATCGCGCCGCAGTACGTTACCCCTGTTATGCAGGATGGCCTTTTATTCTACAAGGTTACACTTGCAGGATACCCTAACATGATACCCGCAACGGAAATGCTACACTTTAAAGGAATGTGTGGGGATAATCCGCTAGTAGGTTTAAGCCCAGTAGTATTGCACGCTGAAACTTTAGGCATAGACTTGGCAGCAATAAGCCAGAGCGCGGGTGTTTATAAAAATGGAGTATTGAAATTTTTGTTAACGTCAGACGCGCAGATAAAAATAGACCAAGCAGGGCCTTTGAAAAAATCCCTCGACGATGTTATAGACGGGGCAAGCCGTAGCGCTGTTATGCCCAATGGCATTAAGATGGAAAAATTAAGCCTTAGCCCTGAAGAGGCGCAGTATTTGGAAACCCGTAAATTTAGCAGCGAGGAAATTGCACGAATCTTTGGAGTGCCTGCTTCTATGATAGGCGCAACGGCAGGCATTAAGTCAAGCGTTGAACAGGAATATCAAGATTTTTACGCCCGCACTTTAATGAGCTACGCAATTAACATCGAGCAGGAATTAGCCCGCAAGCTGTTAACAGAAAACGACAAGCTAACTTATTACTTTAAATTTAATTTTAACTCACTATTGAGAGCCTCCGCTAACGAGCGAGCAGACTATTATAACAAAGGCATCCGCGGCGGCTGGCTTTCTAGAAATGAGGCAAGGCTTTACGAGGACGTTAACGGTTTTAGCGGCGGCGACGAATATTTAATCGAAGCCAACTTAATGCCTAGCAGTCAGATTAACGAGTATATGGACGCGAAGATTGCAAACCTTATGGCTACGGCAGACAAAAACAATAACCCCGAGGGCGTAAATAATTTAGAAAACAATTAAAATGAAACAAGA